CTATGACGCATCATTCAATTCACGCTTATACATCGGAAGTGATATTACCACACAAAAACGATTGTTTACAATAGGTGATGTATCATTGAATGGAAATTTGTTTGTAAAGTATGATGTATCATTGAATTCAAGTTTATGTATCGGAAGTGACGTATCAATAAATGGAGGTCTATATGTAAAAGGAGACGCAAGGTTTGAAAAAATTCAATTTAATTATGGGAACATATTGATACCAACTGATAATATAAGAGGGGGTTTAAATAGTTATTTTGGCAGATTTACGTATGATTTTATAGGAAAAACAATGTATGATATAAATACTGAAGGGTTTTTGTTAACTCGTGCTGTTGTTAATGCGGAAAGGTATAATTTTTTATATTCTCTTATAGACCTTAGTATAGGTGGTAATATAATTTGCTCATATGATATGAGTGTAAATGGTAATTTATCTGTTGGTAATAATATTTCAATAAGTGGTCGTTCAAGCGCTACTTCATTTGAAACAGAATCAGATTATCGTATCAAAGCCAATATCAAATCATTAATAGATACATCTTTCACTGTTGATTTATTAAAACCAGTCACTTATATAAATAAGAAATTAAACAAACAAGATATAGGATTTATTGCTCATGAGGTTCAAGAGCAAATACCGTTTTTAGTAAGAGGTAACAAAGACGATAATGAATTACAATCTATTAATTATAATGGTATAATTGGTTTATTAACGAAAGAAATACAAGACTTAAAAAAACAAAATAATTTAATACTTGAGCGATTGAATAAAGCTGGTATATAGAGCAACGCGTATTTTAAATGCCGAGTAACATAGCAAAAAACAAGTTTAAATTACGAGCGCATTTATCTGTATTCAAGATGGTGGGGTTATCATCTGCTTACTTTGCGGTAGATAAGCAAATTCCCACTTAATGTTATTTCATTTACTACCTTAATGAAACAACTATTTATTTTTATTTGTTTGTTTTTTAACTTTCTTAACAATTTCTGTTTTTATTACTTTTCTGGTAAATTCTTCTGGTCGGGTTTGATTTTCTAAATAACATTTACCAAGTAATAATATATTTTTACAAGCATTAGTATCTCTATTCACGAATATACGACATTTCGTTTCCTCTTTTGGAGTTAGTATTTCGTGGAGCGACTTTTTGTGTTTCTTTTTTCTTATACTTACATTTTCCATTTCCTTCAAAGATTTATTGTATAACTTGCTTGTATTGAATTCATTTATTTCAACAATATCAAATCTATTCAATAGCAATTTCTTCATACTAATATTCGGTGTTGGAATACAACCTTTCATTTGAGTTGTTCTACTATAATCTCCGTGTAATATTAATAGTTTTCTTCCTTGCTTTATTTCTTCTTTGGTAAGATAGGTATTTTCAATTTCATTTAATAATTTTATCTCACTTTGTTTGGTTCTGATAAATCTGCGAAATGCTAATTTGCGAAACAAAGGTTTTTGATAAAAATCTTTTACTTCATTATTCAAAAAGGTTTTATTTGTAATAAAATTATTATATTTTTCTTGGTTTAGACTTCTTGAATTATAATTAGATAATTTTGTTTCTTTTTGAATTATACCATTCTTCTTCTTTTCTTTATATATAATGGAATTACTTTGTTTGGTATAAGTTTCAAATCTTCTTCTACACGCTGTATATTTGAAAAATTTATTATTTTCATCAATCATACTAATTGGTCTTATTTTACCTGGATCTAATGAAACTAATTTGTATTTATCAGTTAAATATTCATTACATTTATTTTTGGATAAATCTTCTATTTTGGTAAATTCAAATTCATTATTTACTTCTGGTAATTTTTCACCAAATACCTTATCCTTATATTTTTTCAAAATAAATAATAAAGAACAACTAAAACCATCAGTAATAATTTGATTATAAAAAACATATTCTTTTTGCTTGAATATACAATTTTTCTCTAATTTCAGAATTTTATTCCAAATATGTTTTTGATGTTTCTTTGCGTGTAAAAGTAATTCACTTTTGTTATATTGAAATATAGTTTGTTTCTTATCATCAATTAAATCAATAATTGATGGTGTATTCAATACAATATGTTTGGGAACAATATTATTTCTTTGCGGAATAACTTGGTATGGTCTTTTACCGAATTCTTCTATTTTCTGGTTGATAAAAAAAGAATATTTAATATATTTTTCTGGATTACATTTTACATCGTAAGCGACCGATTTATTAACTTTATTTGGAAATAAAAAAACCTTATTCTCTTTAATCCAACTATGGTATTCTTCTTTGGATTTTTCTATTTTATTATTGATTAAATCAGTTTTTAAATCACGAATTTCTTGGTTGAGTTGTTTGTAAAGTTCTTTACGCTTTTCTTTATCTTTTTCTTTCTTTATTTCTAACATTTTTGGTTCTTTGAATAAACAATTTATATATTTGAATAAATGTTTTATAAAGTGTGTAGAAATGTTGGTATTTATACAAATAATCATTTCGTTTGCGGTTTGTGTTATTATAAAAGTTTTATTTGAATAAGATGGTCTATTAGATACTAATTTAGAAAATTCTTCATTATAAAATTGTTTCATATCCGATTTACCAGAAGCATTTTTAATATTTTCTTGTTTTGTTTTTTGTCCTCGTTTTGTATCTGTATAACTAACTGTTTTTATTACATCTAACACGAATTGTTTGTTAATCTTTGGAAACGCTTGATTGTTATTAAATTTATTTAACAAATACATACGAATAAATTGATAAGATAAAATAACAATTTCATTTATATCCATAACTGCGTTTTCAATAATAGGATGTAATATATCATACTTTTTCAATACACATTTCAACGGACATTTAATAATCCGATAAACTTGTTCGGAAGGATCGGGCGGTTTTTCTTCCAGTTCCATTCTATATATTATAAAAAGAAAATATTTTAAGTTATTTTCTAAATTAATTAATTATTTATAATTTTTCCTAAATAATTAAGTTTTTATAAATTTTGTGCTTCCATTTTTTTTGCCTTTCTTTTTTCGTATGCTCGTTTATTATATTCTTTAATCTGTTCTGGCGTTTTAACATAATTCTTATTATATTCCTTAACCTTTTCAATAATTTTTTCTTTATTTTTTTGATAATAACTTTTTTTACTATAATTTTCAATCTTATATGAATTTAATTCTTCTGTTAATTCATTAATTTTTTCTTGTTTTTTCTGATTGTCTTTTAATATTTCTTCTTTTTCAATAATAGATAATTCATATAATCTTTTGTATTCAATATTATTTTCCATTTGTAAATTTATTATATGATAGTAATATATTTTTAAATATTTTTCCAATTTACTTAAAAATTATTTTTTATCTATAATAAAACATGTCTAACCATTTTTCTATGGGGGCAATAAATAAAATAACAAATAAGTATGAATACCCTAAAATAGCAAATAAATGTAATAAATATAAATGTCCTTTTTGTGAAAAGGATGTTATTTTTAGAAATGGGAAAATAAAACAACCTCATTTTGCTCATTATAAATCAGATAATCCTTGTAGTTATTATGAAAACCCAAATGAGACACAAATACATAAAGACGCAAAATTATTAATGAAAACGTTATTAGATAATAGGAATAAAATTTTATTTTATAGAGAATGTTATGAGTGTTTATTAGAAGAAAATTCTATTTTTGAATACAAAATTTCAGATAATGATTATAATGAAAATACAATAGCATCTATTGAGTATAGATTTAATTATAATAATTCAATTCGTAGCGCTGATGTAGCATTAGTAGAAAATAAAAATATAAAATATATATTTGAAATATGTTATAAGAATAAAACAAAAGAAGAAAACAGACCTGAACCTTGGTTTGAAATTAATTCTGAAAAATTAATTAATAGCATTAATTCTGTTAAAAATATAAATACGAATGATGAATTGCGAATAGAATGTATAAGAAATTACAAATGTGATTATTGTAAAAAAATTATTGAATATGAAAGAAAACGACAATTACATTTTTTAGAAAAATTACAGATTAAAGAAAAAGAACAAAAATCAGAAAAAAATGAATTATTAAATATGAATAAAGAAGATGAAAGGACAATACAAAGAGAACAAATAATAGAATTAGAAAACGAAATATTACGAAAAAAGTTTGAAGAAGAAAGAGAAATTGAACGCAAAAAAATAGAACAAGAAAGAGATTTGGAAATAAAAAAACAGAAAGAAATAATTGAAAGAGAAAAAGAAAACATTAGAAAAATTTTAGAACAAGATAAAAAATGTGGTATATGTAATATAAATTATTGTAAATGTGATAAACCAAATTTTGTGAAAAATGCGTATAATAATAAAATAAGGTGTATTTCTTGTGAAAAACCTAAATGTATCTGTGTGAGAATAACTGATTTTTTCAAAAAATAAATATTTATATAATTTCTACAATTATATAAATGACAAAACAATTTACACCAGATTTGAAATTGAAAGCAGTTAATTATTACCATAAAATAAATAATTATGTTAAAGTATGTGAAATATTTGAATGTAGTGAAAGAAGTTTGAAACGATGGGTTGAAAGATATGATAAAAATAAAAATGTAAATAGAAAAACCAGAAAATTAGGTTCTTACAAATTAGAAAAACAACATATTCAATTTATAAAAGAAACATTACGAAAACATAACGATATACAAATGAATTTTTTACACGAATTACTCAAAAGTAAGTATCCAAAATTAGATATATCCAGACAATATTTATCAGATATTATTAAAGATAATAATATTACAAGAAAAAGAGCAACTTTCAAACATTTTCCAAAAACTTATAGAGGTAATATTAGAAATGAAAAACAAGAATTGAAAGAATTTTTTGATGTAATAAATAAATTCAAATTAAAAGATATAATTTCTGTTGATGAAACTTCTGTAAGCACATCACTTACTCATAATTATTGTAGAGCATTTTTGGGTGATAGATGTATAAAGAAAACAACAAATAATGATGTATTCAAAAAATATTCTTTGGTAGTAGCAATAAATAATAAAAAATGTATAGCGTCTGAATTATACCAAAATGGAACAGTAAATGCTAAAAGATTTAATGGTTTTTTGAAAGATATATGTAATAAGGTAAAAGGAAAATTATTTATTTTAGACAACGGACAAATACATAAAACAGAAAATACGAAACAAATAATAGAAGAAAGTGGAAATTATTTACTATACACTGTTTCTTATCATCCAAGATTGAATAGTATAGAACAGTTTTTTAATCAAATGAAAACATTATATCAAATTGGATAAACCCAATACATTTACAGGATTAGATGGAAGCGTAAAATCATCAATAGAAAAAAATTAAAGAAGAAAACTATGCGAATTGCTTTATTTATGCTTATAATAAAGATTACTATAAAAATAAACTGAACACAAAGAAATATACAAAAAGAAGAATATTAAAGATATATAAGGACTAATAAAGACGGCATTTATACCAGTGAAGATTTGAAACCATACCCATTTGGGGTGCTATGGTTCAAACTGTAACTGATAACTTACTTGAAATTTCATCCGCTATGCGGATTGAAATCTTCAAGGGTGTAAAATACGCGTTGCTCTAAAAATTTTAAAAAAAAAGTGCGTTTAAAATAGAATTTCTAATCAAAAACTTTAGGAGAAAATTTACAGAATTATAATTTTGAAAAATATAATAATATAATCAAAGTATATAAACAATGTCTCAGTGGTTCGACCAATCCAACAACGCTAACAAGCTTCGCCAAAGTTACCTTAAAGGTTTCCTTGATATCAGTGGTGGTGGTATTTTAGTAAGAAGTGATAACTCACTTAACTTTTATAAATCAAATAGTGGTGCAACTCCAGAATTTGCTATGGATGCTGCTAAACTTAAAGTAAGAAACCCAGTAACAAAAAATTATGGTGTTGCTGCTGATAACGTATATGGAGTAGCACCAATCAATGATGTATTTATTGATGTATCCGCACAAAAACTTGGTTATTTATATAACTTAGAAGAAAACGTCCAATCAACTTTAAATGAATTCCACGCATGGAAAAATGCTGCAACAACTGGTATTTCATCATCAACTGTTGATGCCAGTAGTGTAAGAGTTGTTGCCGATGCTACTATTGGTGGAAGACTTTATGTTGGTGGTGATATTAACGCTCGTGGTAACCTAACCTTAGACAAAAATCTATATGTTGGGGGTAACGTCGTTGTTGCTGGCTCACAAACCGTCAATATGGATTTCTACGTCAAAGGTAACACCCATCTTGATGGTAACCTATATGCTGGTTCAAATTTCTACCTATACAGTGGTTCCGCAACAATTGGTAAAGATATTGATGTAAGTGGTGAATTAAGAGTTAATGGCAAATCCTATTTAATCGGTGATGTTTCCATGTCCGCAAATCTTCATGTTGCCAACACCATCTTCTGTAACAAGATTGTTATTGCTAATGATGTAAGTGATAATGGAACAATGGAAGTTGCTATGGATGCTGATTTACAATCCAGACTTTTCGTTGCTGGTGATGTTTCATTGAACTCCAAATTATTCGTTAACAGTGATGCTTCAATGAACGCTACTTTAAGACTTGCTGGTGATGCTTCATTGAACTCCAAATTATTCGTTAACGGTGATGCTTCATTAAATGCTACATTCAGACTTGGTGGTGATGCTTCATTGAACTCCAAATTATTCGTTCACGGTGATGCTTCAATGGATGCTGCCTTAACAGTTGGCGGTGCTGCTACTTTAAAATCCACTCTTGAAGTAACTGGTATTACAACATTAAAGAGTAATGCTACATTAGAAAAAGATTTAACTGTTCAACAAAGACTATTTGTATCTGGTGATGTTTCATTGAATAACAAATTATTCGTAAACGAAGATTCAACAATTGATGCCAAATTATTTGTAGCTTCTGATGCTTCATTGAACTCCAAATTATTCGTTAACGGTGATGTTTCATTAAATAGTCATGTAAATGCTAGAGATGTAAGTGCTGGTATTTTCCAAGCTGGTCGCCTTATCTTTGAAGATAACAATTATGCTACTGGTAACATGCCAAATACAATTCGCTCAACTCAAGGTAATATTCACATCAGACCACAACTACCTACTGATTGGACTATTATTACATCCAACTTACAAGTTGATGGTTCAATCAACTTCACTGGTTCAATGGTTAGAACTGATACCATTGTTAAAGTTACTGAAGCATTTGATGTAAGTAACGCAGGAACAAGAACCGCATTGATGGTATCCCAAAACGCACCAAATCAAGATATTGCTGCTTTTGATAATGGTGATAATACCACTCCAACATTCCTTGTTGGTCGTGATAACTGTGTAGCAATTAACAAAACATCAATAACAGCCAACAGACACTTTGATGTATCTGGTAATGGTTATTTCTCTGGAATTTTTGATGTTACTGGAGCAGTTACTTTCCATAATAACTTAGATGTAAGTGGAAATTATTCATCAACAAACGGAAACTTAAGATTAACCAATGGTAAACTTACAACAAACACACTTGAAGTATCAACAACAAGTAAATTCGTTGGAAACGTTGAAATGAACTCTCACTTAAAAATGGATGCTAACAAATTCATTGACCAAATGGGTGTTGAAGCATGGTAAATAGTTAATAATTGAAATTCTATAAATAATATTGTAATATTTATAATATTATTTTATTGGGTTATTTTTTTTCTTGTTTTATTGTATTTTATATTTTTATTTTTTGAGTAATGCTAATTCGGTTTTCACTTCTTTTATTTCACGCTTCAAATCTTGAATTTCTTTTGTCAAAATACCAATGATAGCTGTGTAATTGAGAGATTGGAATTCTTCACCGTCTTTTTCGCCTGTAACTAAGAATGGTATTTGTTCTTGAACTTCGTGAGCAATAAAACCAATATCTTGTATATTTAATTTTTTATTTATATATGTCACTGGTTTTAATAAGTCAACATTAAATGAAGTATCTATTAATGATTGGATATTGGATTTGATACGATAATCTGATGCGGTTGTAAATCCAGTTGCGGTAGAGCGACCGGATATTGACATATTACCAGCTACAGATAAATTGCGATTTACACTCATATCAATCATACTTATTATATTACCTTTTATGGTTAAGTCTGTATTACTGTATATTACGTTTTTGGTTTCATAATTATAAACATAACGAGTTATTAAAAACCGATTGGAGTCAAAATCGTATAATGTTTGACCGGTATAGTTGTATTGAAACATACCAAAATTATTATTTACACCCATTTGAATACTATCGGTGGATATGGAGTTGGCAGCAAAACTGACTGAACCGTCAATTTTAACATTTCCTTTTACATATAAGTTCGCATTGAATGAAACATCGGGACCGACATACAATCTGGTATTTAATGATAAATCTGATGTTGTAGATAATGAACCACCCATAATGGCATTGGCGTATATTGAATTCGCGCTTATAAATAAACGGCCGGCTATAGTGACATTACCGCCAACATACAAATTATTATTCATTGAAATATCGCCATATACATTCAAAGTCAAAGCAGGATTTTTAAAAATTGGATTCCATTCACCAATAGAAAGCGTTCCATAATTGTTCGGAAAAATGCTAGTACCCACCATTCTAAAATAAGTATAACTATTATTGGAACCATTGTATGTTGTAGTTGTAATAGTTGAACTACCATAAGTACTATTTGAAACAGCAGAAGTGGCTGAAATAGAAGGTAATGTGAAACTGGTGGAAGTTGTTGGTTGTGAAGATGTAGTTACATACATGATACCATTCCAATTGGTTCCATCATTTGAACCAAGTATATAATAATTCTTTGGAATATCAGCTATGTAACTACTAAATAAAGAAGTTGTTAATGTATAAGATTCTAATTGAATAGAAGTATTAGATTGTAATTGTAACCATTCACCATTTATAGAAGTAACACCAGTTATTCCTGAAATATTGTTTGTTGAACCGAACACTGAATAATTACCTGTTGTTGTGTTGTATTTACCAGTATCACTATCAAAACTTTGATTTGTAAGAGTATCGAATCCCCAACTAACTGGTTGATTTCCGTTAATTGTAGTAGAAGCAGAAGCAGTCCAAGTTATACCATTTGCTGACCAACTATTATTAGATGTTGTTGATGCAGCTATGTTATTAGGAGTAATATTAATAGTACTATTACCAAAAATGTTTTTTACAATTAAATTACCATTGAAATGAGCATCACCTGATGTAAATAATCTACCATTCAATGATAAATCTTCACTTACTATCAACTGATAATTTGTAGTAGTAGTATTAATAATATTTTGATTTTGATATTGTTGAACATTTAAACGTCCTTTAATTAATAAATCTTT